ATAGTCTCAGCAATAGAAAAACTACCACTTGCACTAACGGCCAACGTTATAGTGCCTACAGGATATTCCGCAATACCGCTGGCTAACGTCTGGGTGACCTGCTTTATCGTCCAGCGATTTAAGCCACGGTTGGCCCAATCAGCGAATAAGAGGTTTAGGGAACGCCGTGCGGTACGGGCATCGTACCCCGTTCGTAATTCTAATCCGCACCTTTCAAAGGCTTCCTCTACATATTCAGCTACGTTTGGTTCAAAATCTTTAGACCCAGAAACAGCCATCCCTTGAAACCCTTCATTCTATCCCCAAAGAGCAGTTTTTATGGCAACTCCTAGATGACCAAGAACCAACAATCCTACCGCCCAGAGGACCTTTTGAATCCCATCCACACTTTTCTGAATATGGACAAGATCATTATCTTTAATGGTGTCAAGCTTCTGAGAAAGAAGTTTCATCTCCCCCCGAAGCTCAACAATATCCAACTCGTTCTGGCGGCTCAATTCAGACATCGAACCACCCTACTTCTAATAGCTCTTAATACACTCAAGAACTATCGTATAAGTATCACCGGACGCATGACCTACGGTGGTGAACATTATGTCACCTGTAGGACTTGAAGCTGTGTTAACAAGCCCTCCAAAAGAGGAAAAGTCTAGATCCCCTTGATAATCGGTGGGAAGTTCCGCAGCCAGTGTGTCGGTACTGGCATCCCACAGAATCTTTACGGAGACCCCTACCGTAGAGAACCAAATACGCTTTATCTTAACACCAGTGCAGGCATCCCCCTCCGGAGTTGCAGAAAGGGCTGAAACATCGACCTTTTTGACGGCAGATTCTCCCGTATCCACATACGTCCAAGTAAACGACTGCACAACTTCACGGGGACCATCTACGATAGTCTTGTTAACAACAGTATCGGCCATGTTCTTCCCCTACTCTTTTACTTCACCAAGGAGAACGAGCCTTTTGTAGTCAGAACTACCCTTGGGAGGAAGGCTCTGCTTAGAAGCCTTCTTGGTAGCCTTCTTTGCAGGTTTTTCCTCCACAAATGCTTCGTTTACATCCGGAGTCGAGGGGTCATCTGCCTTAAAATGACCCGCCTCAGTTCTCGCCCTAGTCCTTGCCATGATGCAACTCCCTAGTAGCTGACGCCACGATCTTGCGCTACCATGATATAGTCAATATACATCGTTTTTGTACCGGAATTATTCCCCGAAATTTCCATAGCTGCCGCTGCCATATTAGCAGTAGGAACATTCGTGGTATGCGTTCCAACCAAAGTGCGATTGACATAAAATTGAACCTTATCGGTGGAGTCACCTTTTGTGGCAACAAAACTGACCGTAACGTTTGTAGCGTCCGAAAGGTCATAGGTACTAGCTAGTGTAGTATCCGTCTCTGTCCCACCAGATTCTGTGATAATGTGAGGAGAGGCATCCCCGTCATCAATCTGGAAACCTATCCGGTTAGCCGCCGTAAGGCAGTTCTCAGGATTAGTTGCGAAGTTTTCACAAACACCAATGAAAACATCCATCTGATCGGCATCCGCTATTTGGAAACGAGCTTCAAAATATAGCTTTTTACCCGCCGTCGAAGGGAGCCCCCAAATTTCATTACCTTGGATAGAACTACCATCATCGTCAGTAGTCGCCGTAGAATTCAATCCTACAAAACCATTTAAAGTGTCGGCCACGATAGCTACAGAAGCACCGGAGTCCTTAACAACCGTCCAATCATTGGTGTTATCAAAGGCAACGCCCGTGAAGTCATCAAGAAAGACTGTCTGGTCAGGCCAGAAAGAAACGTTCAAATTCTCAAGAGTAGGCCGTGCCGCAGAGTAAAGGACCGGACCCGAAAAATGTGTGTTACCCATGTAACATACCTCCTTACGAAAGGTTTCGCCCTAGAGTCTTCGTAAGCGTCTGCTGGGTCAGTCGCTAGGGCTATGTTTCCCCAGAAATGGGAGGGAGGAACTTCCCCCCTCCCGTATTCTTTACGCTCCTGGTGATCCAAAGATACCGCGAGGATCGGACCAGCCGAACGAGTAACGTTCGCGGGCCTTATACCTCACATTTCCAGTATCGAAGTCACCTTCCATTGAAGTACGAACTGCCGTCCGGTTGAAGCCTTTCAAACCATTTGGCGCATCCGTCATAATGAACCACGCATCCGTATCCGTCAGGAAGTGGTTAACGGCGTAGCCTTCCGGAAGCATTCCCATGTTCCGAATTGCATTTACGTCGTTATCCGCCGTACCTGGACGGAGAGTGGATTCAAGGAGACGATCCGAAGTAAATTGAAGTTCTTTTGGAACAATCAACTTTGTACCACGCACCGCTACCTTCAGACCACGCTCATCGACAAAACCAGCAATATCAATGAGAGCCTGCTCAAGGCTGGTCTCGTTGAGATCCGCTGCCGTCGAAAGTTCGTTACGGAAAGTGCTACCGTTCGCAAGAGTATGAGCGGTTGAGCAAAGCTCAAGTCCGTCACCACCCGTGTAGGTGCTATCGAAAGCGTTATTAAGAACCGACGCGGCCTTAACTTGCTTCGTTTGACTCATGCTGCGGGCAAGGGCCTTCGTATACCGACTAGCAAGTCGATCATAAAGGTTGTCCTCAATCGCCTCTTCCGTAATGGAGAACGCCAGAGCGATAGTCTCCATCGTGTAACGAGCCGTGTACACTTCCTGTGCGTCATCAAAAGAAACCGCCGAACCTTCCGATTTAGTCGGGGCTGCTCCGAATCCAGATAGCATGACCTCTTCTTCAAAAGCACGGTCAGAACTTTCCATAGAGAAAATCTGCTCATGCTCACGGTCATACTGGTCATATTCCAAACCAAACAAAGCGTTTAATCCAGGTTCCAACTCTTTTACGAGTTGTGCTCTACTAATAGCCATTTACAAACCCTCCTATACGCCAGTGGTTGAAACAGTACCGCCAGCAATAGCACCGTTGGCACTATTGTAGCTGTTGTTCAACCTTACGATAGCAGAGATGCCCGCAGCAGAGAAGTCCTGATTCATTGGATCATCTTCCCAACCCATAATCCGAAGATTCAGGTTTGCTGTGGTATTAATGGTACTAATAGCCAGAGCCCCCGACGACATGCCGGAAGTTGTACTACCACTTGTACCTGACGAGAAATTAGCATTGGCAAAAACCGCCGCTCTTGCTGTCGCTTTACTTGTCCAAGATGCATCCGTTGCAATTGCGAACAACTGCATGGGATCATCCGCCACAAAAGCCTCTACAGGGTGGTTACTGTCCGCCCCAGATCCAGGCCAATAATTGCTCCACGTAGGTTTCCCCGTGGTGCTTGCGACATACTTACAACCCATGAAAGCGCCAACGAGACCAACAGTACCACCCGCCGCTGCACCCACAATGTCAATATACCCTGTAGAAAGGGGAATGACAGGACTGCCTTGGTAAATAGCGTTACTGTTATCGCTTGCGATTTCATACATCGTATAGCCAGAAACACCCGTGGAGTTGGAGTTTGATCCTACCTTGGCGATAGGTCGAAGCCCCCATGCTCCATTAGTATTTGCCATGTTCTGTACTCCTCACAGCAAAGGTTTAAAACAATGAGCCCTAAGTAGTCTTAGGACCTCCAAACGTAACACGCGACTGACGTTCAGGTTTCTGAATCGCCATCGAATGATGTTGGTTCTCCTTCAAAAGATCATTATCTACCGCTTGCATTGCATCTGCATTCATTTGCATGAAGTAATCCTTGCGCTCTTCAACAATCTCCGTTGGAATACGAGCCAACAACAGTCCTCCTACACCAAAAACGCCTTCATAACGTCCACTATCGATAGTCGGTGCCTCAAAATCAGGGTACTCATCTTTCCGTACAAGTTCCCAACCTTCCCGTATACGGGCCGACAGGTTCTTCCGGTCATCAAAGCCCCTTACTTCGGCACGAATCCACCTGTGAACAAAGCCTTCCGGTGGAGGTGGTGCATCCAATAAGGATGGAGGTCTCCAAGGTTGCCGACGCGGCTTCGCCGCACGGGTCTTAGAGGCGCGAGGAGTTCTATCGGTTTCTGTTTCAGCCATTAGCTACCTCCTAGCGTTTTTTGCTTCGCGTACTCGTTTAGAGGAACACCAAGTTTATTTGCTATTGCAACCTCGCTTGGGGTTAACCTCACTGTTTTGCGCCCAGTAGTGCTGGAGCGAGTAGCAGACGCCACGGCCTGTTGGGGCCTACGACTGTCTGATACGGAAACCGTAGTTCCACCGTTAAACTTATGTGGAAAAGCTTCCCGTATTCTTTTGTCAATCTCATCGTAGTACTCTGGAGACTCTGTGTCAAAGCCTTCTTCCTCGACAAGTTTTTTGTGAATCCCAAATGCGGCAAACGTCATAGCTTCGTCGTCCCCGAACCATGAGTTCTTTTCCGCCCAGCTTTCAGCCTTTGGATCCGGTCTCGCCGGAGCTTGAGCCTGTGCCTGCGGAGCCGCCGCCCGCTGTTCCATTTGTTGTTGGTACTGAGCCTGTTGTTGTTTAGCCGCCGCCACCCTTTCTTCTTCAATAGCGAGGCGGGCAAGCTTTTTATTCAACTCGACTTGGGCAGAAGTGTCATTGGTGGCAATCGCCGTCTCCAGATCCTTTTCCAAGGATTCTGTTTGCGTTGCAATCCGGCCCCCATACTCTTCGACATACCCTTTGTCCAAGCTCTGAACGCGGGTTTTAAGCTGACTGTTTTCTGCCTGAATGTTCTTGGCGTAGTCTATGGCGGCTTGTTGCTGGCGCTCCGCTTCCCGAACCTTGTGCGTCAGCTTATCTATACGCTTTTGTACTTTCTTGCTGTATGCCTCATGTTCTTCGCCGTCTTCAGGGGATGCTTCAACCACCCCCTCCGACTGTTCCGGAGTATCTTCACCCTCTACTTCTACTGTTACATCATCCCCTTCTGAAGGAATGTCTACAACAAGGTCCTCTTTCGTTTCAGCCATAATTTTCTCCTAAATGTGCAGGATGTCTTCGGGATCCTGTATGACGGCTATGATTTCATCATCATTCAAAATTCGGACCTCGCCACCGTCAATCTTAAAACGAGAACCCGCATAACGCCCAAAAATAACCCAATCCTTCTCTTTACACCAAGCTCCGCCAGGAAACTTCTCTTTGTCATCATAAGCGAGAGGACCCGCTTTTAGAACAAAACCACAAACCGTAGCCAAAGATTCCCTGTCAATTACGGCGTCTGGAAGAAGAACGCCCCCTTCTGTTTTTCCCTTTCCCCTATAGGGAAGAATAAGAAGACGCCAACCTGTAGGAGACGGCAAACGATCCATCATACTTACATCTATCTTCTGAGGATCTAAAACCTTTTCCTCTAAGTTAACATAAGCCTCTTTTATGGAGACAAGATTATCTTTAGCTTCGGACTTATCCATTATACCTCTGCCTTTTCTAGGATTTCTCTCAACTCCTGTC